GTGTACTCGATTACACCCCTGCTCTGAATGCCAACCTCAACGTAGATGACACTGGTAACACCTTTGCTGGTGTACTCGGTGGTAAGTTCCGTGTCTACATCGATCCTTATGCTGCTAACAATGCTGCTAATCAGTATTACGTAGCTGGTTATAAGGGCACCTCACCTTATGACGCAGGACTCTTCTATTGTCCTTATGTTCCTCTCCAAATGGTTCGTGCCGTTGGTGAGAACACCTTCCAGCCAAAAATCGGGTTCAAGACTCGTTATGGCATGGTTGCTAACCCATTTGCTGAAGGCACCAATACAACCAACACTGGTCGTATCACTGCTAGCAGCAACCGTTACTACAGACGTGTTAAGGTTGCTAACCTTATGTGATCTAAATACTTCCGTCCGTGTGAAGGAAGTGAGAGGGGTCTTCGGACCCCTCTTTTTTTATCTAAATAAAAATAAAAACAATGGCAAGTGGATTTCCAAAACAGATAGCAAATAGAAATTTTCTTGCTCCTGTTGGATTTAAATTTACTTTGGCAAAAGAACCCAAAGTTGACTTTTTCTCAAACTCATGTAGAATACCTGAGATTAGTCTCGGAACTGCTATTCAACCAACATATCTGAAAGATATTGATGTTCCTGGAGACAAGTTATCTTATGGTGATTTTTCTTTTAGATTCCTTGTTGATGAGAATCTGGAAAATTACATGAAGATTCATAATTGGTTAACTGGATTAGGGTATCCGGAAACGACACAACAATATAAAGATTTGACAACTAATGTTGATGGTGTTAGAGATCCTAAAGAAGCATTTAGTGATGGAAATCTCCACATCTTGAATAGTAATTATAGAGATATTGCTATTGTAAAATTTAATGATTTGTTCCCAGTATTTCTCACACCTTTAGAGTTTACCGCAACAGAAACTGACATAAACTACTTTACAGCAGAGGTCACTTTCAAGTATACTGTGTATAATGTAGTAGCTGCTGACGGTAGAACACCCTTATGAATCTTGAACAAATACAGGAGATGTGGCAAAGAGATTCTGTCATTGATCCTGATAATCTACATGATGAATCACTAAAAGTTCCTCAACTTCACTCAAAGTATTACACAATTTACAATACTATAACTCTTCTTCGTGAAAAATCTAGAGATAGTTATAAACGTGTAAAGTTGGAAAGGTATAACTATTATACAGGCAAAGCACCTGCAGAGGTATATGTGGAAGATCCTTTTCCATATAAGGTAAGAGAAAAAGACGCAATACAAAGATATCTTGACGCTGATGATAAATTGACTACAATTGATTTAAAGATTAGGTACTATGATGTAATGCTTAAGTTCTTAGAAGAAGTAATTAAAACTATTTCAAGTAGAACTTATCAAATCAAAAACGCAATCGATTGGCACAAATTTCAGGCAGGATTCAACTAATATGGACTCATTTCCACATCCAGAAGATCATGATCCAAATGAAGATGTCTATAATCAATGGCACATCGAAATGACAATGGGTATTGATGAAGTTAGAGCAATGTATGGAGTGTTTAATTATGCTTATGAAACTTGGCCAGGTGCTCCTAAAAGACCTTATGAAGAGCAAGAGTATTTAAGATATATGAAAAATAGATTATTTGCAATGATTCTTGAATACAATATGGATCATTAATAGGGCAATAAATAGATATAGGATTAACCTATATGCATGTCTCATTTGATTATTTCTAAAAAGAACGAGGTATATTTACAGGTAAAAGCAGAACCACATGTCTACTACGAGTTAGCAGACCAATTTACCTTTGATGTGCCGGGTGCTAAATTTATGCCACAGTATCGTAACAAATACTGGGATGGCAAAATTCGTTTATTTAATACTCAGAATGGTGAAATCTATGTTGGTTTGTTAGATAAAATTATAAGTTTTTGTGAGTCTCATGAGTACAGTTATGAATTTGTAGATAATAAATTTTATGGTACACCTTTTGAAGTTAATGAAATGATTTCAAGAGAGGGTGTAAAAGATTATATGAATTCCACAAGTAAATATTCTCCTAGAGAATATCAAATTGATGGAGTATACGACGCCTTAAGACATAATAGAAGACTGCTGATATCCCCAACTGCTTCTGGAAAGTCTCTGATGATATACTCGATTGTGAGATATCACGTTGAACACGGACAAAATACTCTGATAGTTGTTCCGACGACTTCGCTAGTAGAGCAGATGTATAAAGATTTTGCAGACTATGGTTGGGATGTAGGTTCATTTTGTCACAAAATCTATGCTGGACGAGAAAGAGAGACAAATTCTCAGGTTATTATCACTACCTGGCAGTCTATCTATAAACTTCCTCGAAAATATTTTGAAAGATTTAATGTGGTTGTCGGAGATGAGGCACACCAGTTTAAAAGCAAGTCATTAATATCTATAATGACAAAACTTGCAGATGCCAAGTATCGTTATGGATTCACCGGTACATTAGACGGTACACAAACTCATAAATGGGTTTTAGAAGGTTTATTTGGTCCTTCATATAAAATCATCAGAACTGAAGAACTGATGAAAAAAGGTCATGTTGCTAAACTTGACATCAATGTGCTTCTACTGAAGCACCCATCACATAAATTTGAAAATTTTGAAGAAGAAGTTCAATATATTATTGGGCACGAAAGAAGAAATAAATTTATTAGAAATCTTGCACTTGATCTTAAAGGAAATACATTAATTCTCTTCGCTAGAGTGGAAGGACATGGACAACCATTATATGAAATGATAAATAATGGAAAGGTTGATAATCGTCATGTCTTTTTTGTTCATGGTGGAGTGGAAACCGAGGAACGTGAACGAGTCAGAGAAATTACTGAAAAAGAAGATGATGCTATTATCATTGCCTCGTATGGGACATTCTCTACCGGAATCAATATTAAAAACCTCCATAATATAATATTTGCCTCTCCTTCTAAGTCAAGGATTAGAAACCTTCAATCTATTGGTAGGGTTTTGCGGAAGGGGAATAATAAAACCAAGGCAACTTTATATGATATTGCTGATGATATCAGTTACAAGTCAAGAAAAAATTATACACTTAATCACTTAATAGAAAGGATAAAAATTTATAACGAAGAAAATTTTAACTATGATATTGTAAACATACCGCTAAGAGGATAATGGGAGAAGAATTTTACGCAATTATAAAATTAGTTTCTGGTGAAGAGGTATTTTCTCTCATTATGGTTGATGATGAACAAGAAAATCCAATCATAATAATGCAGAATCCTATAATTATTAAAATTCTTCATTCACCTCAGGGAAGCTTCATCAAAGTAAAACCATGGATGGAACTCAGTGAAGAAGATTTCTTTATGATTCGTTTAGATAAAGTTTTAACTATGACAGAATCGACTAATGAAAAACTTATTGAGGTATACAACAATTATATTTCTGATGATGAACAAGAAATAGAGATGAATACAAATGGAAAAGTCAAACCTGATTCTAAAATGGGATATGTATCAACGGTAGAAGATGCTCGAAAGCATCTAGAGACACTGTATAAACTTAAAGATACTAAAGAAAGCTAATATTACCCATCAAACCTAACAAAGGTATTCTACTCATGGTTTGCTAGTTTGTCAAGTCATGCTATAATGTAACTACTTAGACTTATATTAAAATGTCATGCCTAAAAAGAAACCGGAACATTATGTAAACAATAAAGAACTGCTAGAAGCAATGGTTGTTTATCGTCTTAAAGTTGAAAAATCATACAAAGTTACATTTGGAAAAGATTTAACAGAACAACCTAAAAAAGAAAGAGCAAGAAGATGGGAAGGTAAACCACCAATTCCAAATTATCTTGGAGAGTCTTTTTTAAAAATTGCCACTCATCTTTCTTATAAACCAAACTTTGTTAATTACATGTTCCGTGAGGACATGATATCCGATGGTATTGAAAACTGTGTTCAATACATTCATAATTTTGATCCGGATAAATCAAAAAATCCTTTCGCATATTTTACTCAAGTTATTCATTATGCATTCTTGAGAAGAATTCAAAAGGAAAAGAAACAACTGGATATTAAAACAAAGATTATTGAAAAGACTGGATATGATGAGGTCATGATGGTTGACGACAGCTTGCTTTCTGGGGATAGTTCGGAGTATAATAGTATCAAGGACGCCATTCAATACCGAAATAATAATCGATGAAAGTTGCCATCATTACTGACACTCACTATGGAGCACGGAAGGGTTCTAAGTATCTTCACGACTATTTTGAACTCTTCTATAAGAATGTGTTTTTTCCTGCACTGGAGGAGCATGGGATTGATACTGTGATTCATATGGGTGATGCTTTTGATAGTCGCAAGTCAATTGATTATCAAAGTTTTGAATGGGCAAAGAGAGTTGTATTTGAACCATTGAAAAAGTATAAGGTTCATATGATTATTGGCAATCATGATTGTTATTATAAAAATACTAACGATACAAATTCTCCACAACTTTTGCTTCAGTCATATTCAAATATTAAGACTTATCAGGAAGTGACTGAAGTAAAGATAGATAATTTAAATGTCTTGTTTATTCCTTGGATCAATGCAGAAAATTTTGAAAATACTGTCAACTCAATTAAAGTATCAAATAGCAACTGCGCGATGGGGCACCTTGAACTCAACGGATTTAGAGCGCATAGAGGTCACACCATGGAAGAAGGTATGGACAGCGCACTATTTGAGAAGTTCGACAGGACATTTTCGGGTCATTACCATACACGATCAGACAACGGACGAATCTTCTATCTAGGAAATCCATATGAAATGTTTTGGAACGACGTAAATGATACGAGGGGATTTACAATTTTTGATACTGAAACTCTCGAACATTTTTACATAAACAATCCATATAAACTTTTTAGTAACATTTATTATGAGGATACTCCATATCAAACATTTGATTTTTCTGAATATGAAAGTAAAATTGTAAAAGTCATTGTTCGGAAAAAAACTAAGGTTAAGTCTTTTGAAAAATTTATTGATAAACTTTATTCAGTTGGAGTTCAGGATCTTAAAATTGTAGAAAATTTTGATATACAGGAAAGTGAAGATTTTGAAATTACTGAAGAAGAAAGCACCATGTCTATTCTGAATAGATATATTGAAGAATCTGAATTTGAATTGGATAAAAATATAATCAAAGGAATATTTCAAAACCTATATAAACAAGCTTGTGAAGTAGAATGATATGTTTGTGCTCACACTGAAAAATCAGGAAGATGATGGTGCATATGCCGTTCAGGATAAGTATGGACATAAAGTCTTATTCTTATTTCAAGAAGAGGACGATGCCGAAAGATATGCTATGATGTTAGAAGATCAGGAAGATCAGGAAATGTCAATTGTTGAAGTTGATGATGATCTTGCTATAAAAACTTGTAAACTGCATGATTATAAGTATGCGGTTATTACACCAAATGATATTGTGATTCCTCCTAAGTCTAAAAATGATTGAGTTTAAAAAAATTCGTTGGAAAAATTTTCTATCTACTGGGAATCAGTTTACAGAAATATCTTTAAACAGTAATAATACTAATTTGATTATTGGTACAAATGGTGCAGGAAAATCTACTTTGTTGGATGCATTAACGTTTGGTCTTTTCAATAAGCCTTTTCGTAAAATTAATAAACCTCAACTTGTGAATACAATCAACGAGAAAGATTGTCTTGTTGAAGTCGAGTTTGTAGTAAATGGTAGAGATTATCTTGTTCGGAGAGGTATTAAACCAAATATATTTGATATTGAGGTTAATGGTAAAGTTCTTCATAAAGAAGCAGATGATCGTGCCAATCAAAAAATTCTTGAAGAGAACGTCTTAAAATTAAACTATAAGTCATTCACTCAAATTGTTATTCTTGGTAGCAGTACATTTGTCCCTTTTATGCAGTTGACCACTGCTAATCGCAGAGAGGTCATTGAAGATCTTTTGGATATTCGTATTTTTTCTGCCATGAGTAATCTTTTGAAGGATAGTATGAGGGAAAGAAAAGATCAAATAAAATCTTTGGAATTGAAAAAATCTAATCTTAAAGATAAGATTGACATGCAACAGAAGTTTATTGAAGAACTTGAAAATCGTGGAAATGCAAATATAAACAGCAATAAAGAAAAGATTACAAAACTTGATGGGGAAGTTGTTGTTTATATGAGAGAAAATGCTTCTCTTGAAGAAGATATTTTTAAGTATACGAAGGAACAAGAAGAGGTCACTGGTGCTGCTAAAAAGTTATCAAAGTTAAATACACTTCGGGGAAAACTGTCTCAAAAAGTAAGCACAATTACTAAAGAGCATAAGTTTTTTACAGAAAATACGGTTTGTCCCACCTGTCAACAGGATATTGAAGAAGAGTTTCGTGTAAATAGAATTAGTGATGCTCAAAATAAAGCAAAAGAACTCAAAAAGGGTTACGAAGAACTTGAACAAACAATTAAGTTTGAGCAAGAAAGAGAGCGTCAATTTATTGCACTTTCTCAGGAGATTACAAAACTAACACATGGTATTTCTAAAAACAATACTAAGATTGGTCTCAATCAAAGACAAATCAGAGATCTTGAACACGAAATTCAAACTATTACCAGCAACCTCCAGAATAGAAATACTGAACATGAAAAGTTAGAAGAGTTTAGAGAAAGTCTTCAAAGAGTATTTGAAAATTTATCAACTAAAAGAGAAGAATTGGTGCATTATGATTTCGCCTATTCTCTTTTGAAGGATGATGGTGTCAAAACAAAAATTATCAAAAAGTATCTTCCGTTTATTAACCAACAGATAAACAGATATTTACAGATGATGGACTTCTATATTAACTTTAAACTTGATGGTGAATTTAATGAAACTGTGGAGTCACCAATACATGAAAAGTTTTCCTATTCTTCCTTTAGTGAAGGTGAAAAAATGAGAATTGATCTTGCGCTTTTGTTTACCTGGAGAGAAGTTGCAAGAGTTAAAAACTCCGTAAATACAAATCTTTTAATCATGGATGAAGTATTTGATTCATCATTGGATGGGTTTGGAACAGAAGAGTTTCTTAAGATTATTAGATTTGTAATTAAGGATGCTAATGTATTTGTTATTTCTCATAAAACTGGATTAGAAGATAAATTTGCAAATGTTGTAAAATTTGATAAAATAAAAGGGTTTAGTAGAATGATCTAAATAATTTTATACATCCATGGTTAGATTATGAACTACAAACCATATAGTCCTGAATGGCATAGATATAGATATTTGAAAGAAGCAATCGACAAGTACCTTGACGATTACGTTGAAAACGATATTATTATGGATGATATTCTCAACATTGTTTGTACTCGTCAAGAACGAGCACATGCTGAATATCATAGACTTGAAGATCTAGAACTTAAACTACGGGAATAATATGCTATCTACTCAATACAGACTCCGATTGGAGTTCATCTGTAAGAAGATTGCTAACAAGGAAGAAGTCAAACTAGAAGACATGATTTGGGCAGAGAAACTTGCTAAATCTCATACAACTGCTAGAGACTGGTTAAACAAGGCAAGGCGTCAGGCAGCACATGACATTGAAGAGGGTACTATGGATGATTTTATGAATAAGATGGGATTAGGAGACCCCGACCCATCTAATTACAAAACGGGGTTTGATGGTGCTGATGAAATTGTAGATTGGTTCAAACAAGATAAACCTGATGACTGGAGGCAACGTGACTGAAGATTGGAGAAAGGAAACAAATAAAGTAATTGCTAGTAATTTAGTAGAAAATATTGCTTCTTTATTGGAGGGTGAAATTCAATATTCTGTATTACTTGATCATAAAGGAGTTTTAAAAAGAAAGGTATCAATTACATATGCACACGAGGAGGAAAACTAATGGAAGCAGTAATCTATTCTAACGGAAATCAAGAATGTGAACGTGCTAAATCTTTGTTAGAAAAACTTAATTTTCAAATATCTGTATATAAATTAAATCAACATTTTTCACAGAGAGGTTTTGTTTCTGAATTTGGTGAAGAAGCAGAATATCCACAAGTTAATGTGGGATTCAAACACATTGGTGGGTTGAAGGATGTGCTACACTATATGAAGGACAATGGTCTAATAAAATGAAGACTCCAAATTGGCAACACAATTCTGGTAAAGATAAAAAAGGCCGAGGGACTTGTAAAGGTCGTCTTCGATCTAGAAAGGAATCTCTTAGACAGTTGAAAAACCGTCACACGACCTCCCCGAAACGGGAGGTTTCGTCGTATATTGGATTCATCTGAAACGAACCGATGGCAGTCTCTCACGAAATCAAGTCACAACTCGCTAAACTTCTTGCTACCGAAGACTTGATGGTGGAGCACAAGAAAGTAGAGACTGCCTGCTTTAACGTTCATACACGAGTTCTGACTCTTCCCATGTGGGAGAAAGCAAGTAATGAAGTATATGACATGCTTGTTGGTCATGAAGTCGGTCATGCCCTTTATACTCCTGATGAGAATTGGATCAAAGATCGTAAGATTCCACCACAGTTTGTCAATATTGTCGAAGACGTTCGTATTGAAAAACTGATGAAGCGTCGTTATGCCGGTATCAGTAAGACTTTTTATCGTGGATATAAAGAACTTGCCGATGAAGATTTTTTCTGTCTTGAAAATGAAGATGTAAATAAAATGAATCTTGCTGATCGTGTAAATCTTTATTTCAAGATTGGTAGTTTTTGTGATATTTCTTTTCAAGAATATGATGAGATGCCTATTGTTCGTATGATTGGTGAATGTGAAACCTTTGAAGATGTTCTTTTATCTGCCGAGGTTCTCTACAAGTTTTGTAAAAAGGAACAGCAAGAGAAACCAAAAGTAAATATTCCTCAAAATCAAAATGAGCAGGAGGGTGAAAGTGAAGATAGTTCTGATAGACAATCTGAACAGCAGATGGGATATTCTGATCCGGAGGATCAATCAGAAAAAGATGGTTCTGAAGAGTCTGAAGTAAATAATTCTTATAGTGATGGTAGTAATGATGTTGAAGGTGATGAAGAACCTGAAACTAAGACCATGGATAATTTTGAGGAATCTTTGAAAGAATTGATTGATGAGGTTGGTCAGGAGACTGCGTATTATGAAATTCCTAAAGTAAATATTGATAATATTATTATCTCTAATGAGGAGATTCACAAGAATTGTGATGATACCTGGAGTGAAGTAGATTCTACAATTTTTGAATGGATAGATGCAAAGTACAATGAATTCAAACGATCCGCACAGAAAGAAGTCAACTACCTCGTCAAAGAGTTCGAGTGCCGTAAGTCTGCAGACTCTTACTCTCGTGCTACTACTAGTAGGACTGGAGTTCTTGATACAGGCAAATTACACACTTATCGATACAATGAAGATTTGTTTAAAAAAGTCTCGGTAATTCCTGACGGTAAAAATCACGGACTCGTCTTTATTTTGGACTGGTCTGGATCAATGGCTGATATCATGCTTGATACTGTCAAACAACTTTTTAATCTTGTTTGGTTTTGTAAAAAAGTAAACATTCCTTTTGATGTTTATGCTTTTACAAATGA